ATATATATTGTATTGCGGATCATAGAAGTCATATCTTTCAACAGTACTCCACATAACAACTACGGCTTCCATCTTTTCAACACCGTCATCAATATTTTCAAGTATTGTACGAGCAATGCGTCTATTACCTGCACCACCTACTGCTACATTTCTGCTTCGTGAAATAAAATCTGGCCAGTGCCTATAATTAACATCATGTCCATTTTCGTCTTTGTGACTGCCAATAGTAAAACTACAACCACTACATAATATTGTCATTTGTACTCCATTATATGCTACTATATTATTTAGTCATTAAAAAACCCTAGTAAGTAATTTTACTAGGGCTTCTTTGTAAATGTATTGTCCTATTTGTTCTCTATTCGTTACTAGTCCGGCTAGTATTCAATTTATAATATTTTGGTGAACCGTGGAAGATTCGAACTCCCGACCTCTTGATTCGTAGTCAAGTGCTCTATCCGGCTGAGCTAACGGTCCATAATAAATGGCGAGAGTGACGAGACTCGAACTCGCGACCTTCGGCGTGACAGGCCGACGCTCTAACCAACTGAGCTACACCCCCTTGTGTTTGGCATAGGTGGAAGGATTCGAACCCTCTAACTGTTAAACAGTTCTAGTTTTGGAGACTAGTGTGACACTCCATCTTCACCGCACCTACATAATTCTTGTACTAGATGTTGCCTACTTCATAGCAGTATTCATCTTTAAAAGTCTAGCCGCTCCATCTTCAACATCTTTCGGGTAGTACACTCCGGGCTTACTTGCTCCTCGGATCCTGTTTCGTAGTAGATTAAACTACTTCATCATCGGTGGATCAGTTCCGACTAGTTAGTATCACCTAACGTGTTACGAATAATATCTGTCAGCAATGCTTAAACATTCTTCGCTAACTAGATCATAAAATTCCATTTGATTGTTTTCTTGTAATTCAAAAAGTTGATTATCACTCAACGGTTGCTTTGTATCGGCAAACTTTGCTTCACTAATATAAGCATCACAAAAGTCCGGATAGTCTGCCATATCTAAACCATCTACTTCAACATCAATTACGTTTACATTATTTAATTTCATTTAAAACTCCTTATTATTTAACTTACTATATTAGTATAACAGGTTAACAGTATTTGTCAACCTATTATTATTACTATTTTTAATTAAGCAACTAAATCAAATTTAGGATTTGAGTTGTATGGAACAGGCTGGAAACCAAAAACTTTATTTGCATTGGCAATATTTGCTAACGGCTTGTTAAGAACATACTCCTCAGCATACTTTGTTGCAGAATCTTTTGTAGCAAAAGACATTGGAACAGTACTGTTTGGCTTAAACACAACTTGACGTACAATACAACTTTTAAGAGATACTAAACATTTTAACATATACATAAGCATTTCTCCTTTTTTTAACTTACTACTTATAATAGCACAGCTAGGAGATATGTCAACCTTTTTTGTCAAAAAAATACAACTTTTCTGTTGCCAGGTAAGTTGCCAACCCCTACATACCTAAATTAGGCTGCTAGTGCCATTTCTGGCGCATAATTGTCATTTGCAATTATAAGTTTCGTTCGCGATAACCGTGCTTACATCCGGACAACTCCACTCACCTAATTAATACCAGTCGATCCTATTTCGCCCCCATCATAAGCACACTCCGTAAAATGTGTTTATGGTGGAGGCGCCGGGTACCGCCCCCGGGTCCTGTCTATCGTTGAGTTCGCTTCAACATTGTACCTTATTTATAGCATAAAAACGCAGAAAAGTCAATAAATAAATGTATGTTTACTAAAATTAAAAACAAACTTAAACAATGGCGTGATAAGTGGACTGTTGATCACTCAATAGACATTATAGTTGACATTACACTATTGCTCATAGATGTAATTATGTCACCTGTGTTAATTATTGTACGACTAGTCAGATATGTAATTGGAGATTGGGTTGCAGATAAACTTAAATGGATTATTAAGTTAGTAGTACATTGGTATCAAAAACAACACCAAGTAGTACGCAGGTTAATTGCAATAGTCTTCTTTATAGCACTACCATTCCTACTTATTACTTTGTGGGCTTTTTCAGAATTTTGGACAATGTATTGGGAATACACATGGGGTGACAAGTAACTTAAATTATTGTACTTGCACTTAGGTCCAAGCCACTAGTAGTTTCTAGATATGCTTTTTTAATTTCTTTAACAGTTGATGCACTCATTGTTACACCATGTTTATAAATGTTTACTGGTGTAGTTTTCCAATCTGCACTAATCATCATTGGTGCCATTACTGGTCCTTTTTCTTGCAATATCATTACAAGAGGTTTGCTAACTACATAAGAATCCATTTTTTCTTCTGTTAACTTGGCTACTACTTCTTCGCCTGTGTTTAGTCTAAAAGTAATTACGTCGTTTACTTTAAAGTTTGAAGTCACTAACATCGATATTTCCTAATCTTTCATTGAGTTGTACTTGGCCTGTTGCCACTAATCCGTCATAGCCACCTTCGACTAATAAACGTCCGTTTCGATAAATCTGAGGAACAGTTGCATGTCCCTCATTTTTTAAAAATTGTCTTGCATCTGGAAATGTTTCAATGTTCTTTTCCTTGAACGGAATATCCCATTCATTAAGTAGCATCTTTGCTTGTACACAATAAGGACAATAGTTTTTAGTGTACAAATCAATCATAAACTAAAACCTTTAAATGATTCGTCACTTACATCTTGCTTAGTGCCACCACTTACATAACTACTAATTTCTGTTTCTTGTGGTGCTACTTGTACTTCTGCTCCACTGATCCAGTTTTGTGTCCATGGTAAAGGATTACTTCCACCTTTATAAGGACTTGTTAATCCAACTGCAATCATACGTTTGTGTGCAGTCCACTCAACATACTCCTTTAGTAGTTGTGCATTTAAGCCAATCATAGAACCATCTTTAAACAAATAGTCAGCCCATGCACATTCTTGATCAACTGCATCAATAAACATTTTTTCGCAATCTGCTTTTGTTTCTTCAGCAATCTTAATAAAGTCTTTATCATCTTTAGGAAGTATTTTTAATAATGCTTGTGTACTTGCTAAGTGTACATTCTCATCACGACAAATAAACTTAATAATTTTAGCATTGCCTTCCATCTTTTTAAGTTCAGCAAACGCCCAACTACATGCAAAGGACACATAAAAACGTATGCCTTCTAAAATGTTAACACTATTAATTGCTAACCATAAAGCCTTCTTAAGTTCGTATTCACTTACTGTAACTTTCTTACCATTCACTGTATGTGTTCCAGCACCAAGCAATTGAAAGTGTAAACTCTTGTCAATTAAGTCATCATAATAACCACTGATGTCATCTGCACAATCAACAATTTCTGGAATGTCCATTAGTTCATCAAACACTTTACTTGGGTTTGAGTATACGTTACGAATGATATGTGTATAACTTCTACTATGGATTGTTTCACTAAACGTCCAAGTTTGTACCCATGCTTCTAATTCAGGAATACTAATTAATGGTCCAAATGCTTCTGTTGGTGCTCTACCTTGTACACTGTCTAACAAGATCTGTCTCTTAAGGTTGCTTGTAAAGATATGTTTTTCGTGTGTAGTAAGATCTTTAAAATCTTTCGAGTCACCAGTAATATCTACTTCTTCAGGTCTCCAAAAAAAGCCTAACTGCTTATCTGTAAACTTATCAAACTGACGATACTTTAGTGTATCATAACGTTGGATTTGTACTCCTCCGTCTGGATCTAAAAACGCTTTACTCTCTACGTGGTTCTTTTTGTTTTCGCTATCAAAAACACTCATTGTTATTTCTTCCTTATATTACACATGCTTCACAGTCGGCATCATCAATATCCCCCTGTGGCAAATCATCAAGTTTTGATACGTCAATTTCACCTTGACCATCATTAGTATTAAAGTAGTACAGTTGTTTGCCGCCATACTTGTAAAACATTAACAAGTGTTGCAACATAGTACTCATTGGAATCTTCTCATCTTCATAGTGAACAGGATTGTAACTGGTATTTACACTAATACCCTGATCAATATACTTCTGTAAAACTGCCATAATTTTTAAATAACCAACAGGTGATTCTTGATTCCATAGCAACTCGTATTTATTCTTTAACTTGCGAAACTCCGGTACTACTTGCTTTAATACCCCATGTTTACTTTGCTTTACACTTACAAATGCACGGGGTGGTTCTATTCCATTTGTACTGTTTGAAATTTGTGCTGATGTTTCTGCTGGCATCAAAGCCATCAACGTACTATTACGAATACCTGTTTCCTTTAACTGCTCACGCAGTTCAGGCCATGGCATTCTCTCGGTATGTGGCACCAGTTCGTCTACATCTTGCTTGTATGTCTGGTTTGGGGTCAAGCCATCTCCGTATTTTGTTTCGTTAGTTCCAGGACAAGCACCTTGTTCTGTTGCAAGATCCGCCGATGCTTTGATTAAGTAATAACTCCATGCTTCTGCATACTGATCAATCATATCTAAATTTGGATTAGTATAATTCATATCATTCTTAGCCATCCAATATGCTAAGTTAATAATACCAACACCTAGTGGGCGTCTTTTAACTGTACTATTTTCTGCCGCTTTGACTGGATAATTTTGATAGGTAAGCAATGCGTCTAATCCACGTACTGCTAAATCACATGGCTTTTTAAAATCTTCTGGTTTCTTAACATTACCCCAGTTAATTGCACTTAATGTACACAATGCAATTTCACCTTCTTCATCACTAAAAGAAGAAAGAGGTTTAGTAGGTAAGTTAATTTCACAACACAAGTTACTTTGTTTTACTGGTGCTAACTCAGCCTTGAATGCTCCATGGTCGTTGGCGTGATCGACATTCATAAGATATATTCGTCCAGTATTCTTGCGTTCTTCCATAAACGAACTAAACAAGTCACTTGCACGAATTGTTTTCTTTCGTAGTCTAGTGTTACGTTCAGCACGTTCGTATATTTCTTTAAACTTATCTTGATCTGTAAAGAAGGACTCGTACAAGCCAGGTACGTCACTAGGTGAGAAAAGTGTTATGTTTCCTCCACTAATAAGTCTTTCATACATTAATTTATTAAACTGTACACCATAGTCCATATGTCGTACTCTATTATCTTCAGTACCTTTGTTGTTTTTTAATACAACAAGATCTTCTACTTCATAATGCCAAATTGGATAATATAGTGTTGCCGCTCCGTTTCTTACTCCGCCTTGTGAGCATGAACGTGTAGCCGCTTGGAACATCTTGTAAAATGGAACAACTCCAGTATGGTAAGCATCGCCGTTTCTAATAGGAGATCCTAATGCACGAATATTTCCTGCTCCAATACCGATACCTGCTTTTTGACTTACATACTTAACGATACTACTAGTAGTAGCATTAATACTATCCAAACTATCATCAGTTTCAATAAGAACACATGAACTGAATTGTCTTTGTGGTGTTCGTACGCCCGCCATAACAGGAGTAGGCAAACTAATATCAAAGTTACTAATAGCATCATAATAATCCTTTACATACTGTAAACGTGTATCTGCAGGATACTCAGCAAACAATGTTGCCGCGATCATCATATATGCTACTTGTGGTGTTTCAAATATGTCGCCTGTTACACGATTCTGCACAAGATACTTCCCACGCCATTGTTCCATGGCTGCATATGTAAGTACTTCATCACGTTCGTGTCTTGTGTATGTGTCTAGTATTTCCCATTCTTCGTCAGTGTACTGGTCAAGAATAGCATCGTCATAATAACCTTTTTCAATATTTGTTTTAACTGTTTGCAGTAAAGGCCACGGAACAAAACTATCGTATACATTCTTACGTAGATGATAGTTAATTAAACGTCCTGCTACCCATTGATAGTTAGGATTTTCTTCGCTAATTAAATCAGCGGCACTTTTAATTAAAGTTTCTTGTATTTCGGTGCTAGTGATACCACTATAGAACTGTAAACTACTTTTAATCTCAACTTCACTTGCACTGACACCTGTAATGCCTTCACAAGCATAAAATACAACTTTGTGCATTTTTTCAATGTCTAATGGTTCGTCTGTATTATTACGTTTCTTTACTTGAATATCACTCATTAATCGATAGTCCTATTGTTATAGATAGTTTACTGCGTTTAGATCGTTTGCATCAAAAGTACGATACTGATCTGTGTTGTTGATCGACGTTGTATTTACGACATCTTCGAAGTGAATATTAAGAGCATATTTCTCACATACTACTACAGCCACGTCGTAACCCGACTTACTGTTATATATTACTACACTTAGGTCCCGTTTGTCAAATCTTTCTGTTAAAAAAAGTGTATAAAACATACCTAAAGCTCTTGCCGCTTCGCAGTACATGTTATCCACTAGTAGTGTCCATGGATCAGGCCAGTTTTCACAACTGTCAATATCCAAATAATGATTTACCAACGGAGCCGTTTTCCATAAATCCGTTGTTTTTTGAAGCATATCCATCCTATCAAGATGCTGAATGCTTTTCCTGAATTTACGCCATTCAGATATACGATCCTCAGGCCTTAAATCAAACATAGTAGCCTTTTAATTTATTTTTATTTTAGTGTCTCGATACGATAATGTAACGTTGGTGCAGTACCAGTACTTGTTGAAGTATACTGTACAGTACCTGTTGTTCCATCAATAGTTAATCCAACTCCGACATCTGCATTTTCAACTCGTTCTTCATCTAGACTATAACCACCGGTGTTACTACCAGTAATAGTCAATGAACCTGTTGCACTTGCATTTCCACGGTCAATAGTAAAGTATATTCTACTGTTACTAAGAACTGCTTCGTTAAAGTCAATAGTTGTATTAGTTGGTGTAGAAGTATTATCAGACAATGCTTCTTGTACACCTGGTTGCTGAAAGTGTGTTCCATAAACAATATGTTCACCTGCAACTAAACCATAAACACGTTTGTTGTTTGTTTCAATTCTGGCGTGAGTTACGGCATCAGCATCATTACGCTCAAAACTGTCACCTATACTATAATTATTATCACTACTAATATCGATGATTGGTGCTATTGGTCCGCCTGCTCCGGCTGTTCCACTTGCAGTCATTACTTTAAATGTGTTAAAAGAACTTACAAAGTCCTTAACTGCAACTACTTTAATTGCTGAATGATGAATATTATTAAACAAGCAATTATTAATTTTTACGCCTGCAGGTCCATTGCCTACAACGTTTTCTCCAACTAGTATACCTTGATAAAGCAAATGAAAATTACACTTATCTAATACTACGTTGTTTACTTCTGCATCAATTACAAATGCTGTATTTGCTCTTCTATAGTTACAACGATTAAATGTTATATGAGCACTTTCATCGCCTACTTCTTTTGAAACTTTTACAGCTATACTGTTACCTGTTACACTAGGATAAGTATCATCATTTGCATGATTACCTGTAAATGTAACATCGTCAAAGTGTACATACTTTGCACGTTCTACCAAGACTGAAGTATATGCAGTATTATTTTCAAAACTACATTGTGATATACTAATATTCTGTGGAAAAGTTGCACCACTTAATCCAATGTTTGTGCCTGTTTGTTGGGCACTATCGGCAGTTCTTGCAACATAATCTGCAGATGAACCTGCATACTTAAATATTGTATGTTCAGCACCTTCACCAATAATAACACAGTCACTTGGAATCTTAATTGCACTTTTTACAATATATGTTCCTGCTGGAAATAAAATTCTTTTTAAACTTTTATTGTTTGTATTTTCACGACAATAAATTTGAAATAACATCCAGTTAATTTTTGCGGCTACATCTGTTGTACCGTCACCTATAATATCAAAATCTTTTGCACTTACGATATCATCTAGTTTGCTTTGTAATGTTCTTTGTACATTACCACTTCCGCTTTGTGTTTGTGCAGTATACCCTACTTCAGTTCCTTTGTATGTATAAGAACTAATTCCACCTAGTATATCACTATACTGTGTTAGAATCTCTGTATTGCCAACTATAGGCGCACCTTCTTCAACTGGTCCATTACCAATATAAAGTTTACGATTATCAATTACCCAACCTAGTTCGGCTGCTGATAATTGAGGAAGATCTTGCAACAGACCACGTCTGTGTTGCACTCTTGAAATTTGAATTACTGCCATGTTTCCACCTTCGTCTATGTAATGTATTTATACATTAAGAAGTCTTTATATAGTACTGCTCAACACGTTTCCACCATTGTTGTCGCCAATGTTCAAACAATTCACCTTCAACAATAAACTCTTGATACTGCGGATCTGTGTGTAACTTACCTTGTTCATCCATCTCAGGCTTAACACACATTAACACTACACCTTTAGAAATGTTTGTTCCATAAACTTCGTTATGTGCTTCTGCATATGCACATAGTTGTAAGTAGTAATCTTCTACCCATTCTGCTTTCTTAGGCTTATTAGTTTGTTTAAAGTCCATAATAGCATGTTCACCATTGTGTACTCCTACTAAGTCAGTTGTGCCTGCGTATATGCCAGGAAAGAACATAGATACTTCTACACCCCATACTTGATCAACATTACACATTCCTTCACGTATAATAGTTTCAGCCATTGCATGAGATTGGTGACTAAACGGATTTGTGCCACGTTCTTTAATAACACCGTCAATGCAATAATTTTCAAGGTAGGTGTGCATACGAGTACCACGGTTGGCTGCCTCAGTCACAACTTCTTGTGCTTTAACCTCACCAACACGTTTTCGCCAACGTCTTAGACCTTCTTGTTTTTCTTGTGATTGAGTTACACTGAGGATTGTAGTTACACTAGGAACCGCTAATCCATCAGGAGTACTGTATAGCCTTTTTCCATCTACACTCTTTCGAGTTAAGGCTTTGTAGTCAAATTTATCAGTTATCATAGTATTACTATAACAGAGATTCTGTCAGAGATCAAGTTCTTTTTTTCAAAGCTCTTTTAGCCATAGAATCAACTTTATCAACAGGTTCTAAATCTAAGTCTGCCTTAGTTGCAATAGTTCTCTCATCACCTGCTAAATTTAGTACTACAGTATCCTGATTAAAATCAGAAACAAGAGCGTTAAAGTTTGGGTTGCTCTGTACTAAAGTACTAAAATTGTCATATGTTAATGCTACGCCTACTGACTGTGCTAACTGTACTAGAGCCGCCATACTAACCTCAGGGTTTCCACCTGTTTGCTCAGCACGGTTTTTTAGAAACACTAACAAGCTCATAATCTTGTTAGATGAATCTGTTTCTACTACAAACTCATCAAATCTCATTAGATACGTTCTTCTCTATCTAGTTCTGCGTCGCCTTCTTGTCCGGCTGGATCTGCATCTAAGTCTATGTCAGCATCTGTATCGCTACTTATATCTAAGTCTAGTTCTGAATCATCAGCACCTAAATCAACTGCTGGCTCATCACTAACTGCAGGTTGTTCGCCAATTAAAATACGACTTGCATTATCCATATCTCCACGAGCAGTTGTAACTGCATCCATGAATGCTTCTAAGGCACCTTTTGCGGCATTGTTAAATGCTTCTGCTTTTTCATTGCCCATTTCATCACGTATTGAATCTGTTAATGGAAGTAGTTCTTCATTCATCATTTCACCAACATCTTCTAACATACCTTGAATTCTATCAACCATGTCTTTTGATGCTAATACTAATTCAGCACTTTCCATTTCGCCTTCATTAATTTGTGTTGACTCATTAATGCCTAATGCTTTTTTAGAACGTCTTTGTACCATTTGTAACATACGAACATTTGCTATTCCACTTGACATAATCTCATCCATCATATCAATAACTGGCATAAGTCCAATCATTAATGTTGGTGGTACAGTTTTGCCTTGCTTATATAATTCCATTGCACGTCTGGCTTTAGCAAAGTTTTGTGTTCCTACTAGCATACGAAGTGCTTGGTTTCTCTTTGCATCTGCTCCTGGAAGTTCCTGTTGTGGCTCAATAGCACCATCACCTGGCTCTTCGTTAGACTGCTCATCTTTTTCGTTAATTCCTAAGTCATTTTCAACTAACCATGCTTCAACAGTTTCTTTAGCAAGTTTAGACGCCATATACTTCTTATCTGTTTGATAAGGCCCTGTGCCTTTTTGCGATTCTGTTAAAGTTTTTTCAATAGCAGATAGTAACTTTGTTGCACGTTTTTCATTTAACTTTTCTAAGTCAAGAGTCATATTGAAACGTGTTCCTAATAGTTTATTTAAACTATCACTGTGTTTAACTCTGTTTAAATCATTTAATTCCATGTGTTTATCCCAAACCTATTTTGTAAGTGTATTTAGCCTACTTTTAAATTTTTAAGAAAATTTGTAAGGCGTTCTCTTTTATTTTTTAACTGACACATACTGTCGTCATAACGTATCCACATAAGCTCTTTCTTAAACGGATCAGTTGTTGTTTTAAATCTTGTAAGAAATACATAGGCGTTTTCAATAAGTCGCCCATAATTAGTATCTTCATATACTATTGTTCTCGCATCCATTGTATTGTTGCCAATAGTTGCAATGCACCATGCTACTGCACTAGATCGAAGTGTAAAAGACTTTTCTTCATGTCTTTTATAGTATACTACCCAGAAACCTTCGTCCTGTTTACAAACGTAGTTTCCTACTCTTACATTGTCTTTATTATTAACAATAACTGGAGTTTGATCAAGTCTTGATTTTACAAAGTCTGAAAACTGTTTAAGTTCTGGTTTCTTTGTAATAGTAGAGGTCACCATTGCGTTTTTTCCTATATAATACACTCTTATTTACTAACATTAAACATACTTTTATATGCTTTTGTCCAACATCAGTTAGTTTTACTGATGTTTTAAAACTGTCTAAAAATTCTTCTTCTTCTTTTGATAGTGACACTCTTACACCATCAGAAAATTCAAAATAACTCATCGAGTTTTAGTTTTTTCTTTTGCTTTGTCGATCCACTGTTGTGCTTTACTGCTAACTGGTGAATTTAAAAATTTCTGTGTGTTATTATATACTTTGTCGAAGTTCTTTGAGCGAGTTGGGTCTTCAAGACCTCCGCTATTATCGACAATAAAAAATTTGTTGGCTCCAAATATCTGCTGATATTTACCTACGTTTTGTTGCGTGTCGTCCCATATTTGCTTAACCATTTTAGGAGGTAGTATGCGATCACGTTCTTTGTTTCTTTGTTGTGCAACATCAAGACTAGTGTTGACAAATATCATTGCACAATCATAGCCTAGTTGCTTAAAAAATTTTACTTGGTTTTGATACACATCTGTATCTTTGCCAGTACCGTCTACAAGTAAACCAATTCTACCTGCTATATACTGAATACTGCGTTTTTTTGTTAAGTCTTTTGCTTTACCACGGATTTCTTGCCCTTGTGGAGATGCAATAGAGTCTGGATCTAAATCAAGATCTTGCTTTTTCATTAGCAATTCATATACTTCGTCACTGTTTAGTGGACGTAATCCTGTGCCGCCTAATAGTTTTCTAGAGACAAAACTTTTACCTGAACCAGGGCCACCTGCCATAAAAAGTGCTTTAAAAATATGTGGGTCGTTAACACCTTCTTCAATAGTGCCTTCTCCAAAACTAACAGTTTGTCCTGGACGAAGTCCACCTGCTATCTTTTTCTGACCTGGTTTTTTGGCTTTTATAACTGGATTGTTTGGATCTTTATTATCAATATCTACTTGGTCTGTATCAATAGTTGTTTCGATACCAGGTTTCTTTGGATCTGTAAGTGTAACCTTACTACCTGCAACCGTCTTTACTTTTTGCGGTTCTCCGCCAAATTCAAATAGATCATTTAAACGCATTTATCTGCTTGCCTTGTTTAGTGCCTGTATTCTTTTACTTACTGGATTTATTCGCTTTGTTCTTTTTGACTTACGAGCCATTTTACTGCCAAGTTTTGCTTTAGTCATCTTCAACTTTATACGTTTTTTAATATCTGGTGCGGCAAAACATGCTCCAGGAGTACTAACTGTTTTTCCTTTTAAACGTCCAATAGTACATCTATACTTCCGTACCACTTGGTTACCACGACGGCCCCAAGCCATTTTGGTTTCGTTTATATCTGTTTTTTCGTCACTGAATAGTTCTAATATAAGCATATTAGTATTTAGTCCGATCGGATCTTATTTAAGGAATAGTTGGTATGCTAAAAAGCCGCAGGTTGTACATAAAGTTGTAATAATACCTACGCCCCAGTTAATCATTTGTCTGTTACGAACGTCACGGTCACGCACTACACTGTCTCTGATTTCTCCGAGAACAGATTCAATACCTATGACACGCCCTTCCAGGTTGTCTAATTTTTCTTCCAAACGTGAGTACCTCGCTGCACATAATTCAACGTGAGCTTCTAGGCTTGTTTTTTCAATGTCTCGACTTAAACTCATTGCTTCCTCAGGGTTGCTTTAACCGATTGATAATATTGGAGCCTTATAGACTTGTGCCTGTGTTTTGTTGCCTGTGTTATGCCTATCGCTTTTACGCTTCAGTTTTATTTATGTCTGAG